GATAGGTTCAGCGTATGGATGCTCTTTAGGCTGTCCATCAGGCACACCTCTGTCACGCTGGTAAGTCTCTATAGGTGGAAGTATGTCACCCTCTAAAGCAGCAGCCATGAAGTTAGGGTCTGGCACTAATACCTTGGCTGGTTCGTCAGGTGTGGCTGGGTCTTCGAATAGCACACGATACTTAGACTGCACTGGGTCTAGCCTAGTCTTAGCTTCTGCTAACCTATCCCATAGATGTCCGTGGGTCATGCTAGGTCTCCAAATGTTGCACCAACAACAAAATTATTATCGGCTAAATTATGAGAACTATTTGCTACAAAAACTCTTATAATGCTTGCTGTTCCTGAAGCTGCACGTCCAGAGTGAAAATTTGAAGAAGAGAAAAGATGTGCGCCATCATTTGCGTCTAGTGCAGTAGTTAGATTAATCGTATGGTCTCCTGTCCCAACGTCTGTAAGACTAGCTGTATTTAAACTACTTTGAATTGCAATAGTACCTGTTCCATCAAATCTACACCAAGCCTTTGCAGACCCATTGGTAACAAACGTAGTCGCTACAGTTGTTGTGCCATCGTTGAGGTTGGATACTTCTAGTGTACTCATGCTAAGTCTCCGTGTACAATTAATGAAGCATTACTGGAATCATTTAAATTTCCATTATGTGTTCTGCATCTAACATTAAAATCTGTTGTAGCTATAGCTGTGACTGCCCAAAACCCATCATCGTTTGTTGTTGTTCCTGCACAACCTGAAATAGCATAATCATCGTTTGTCATAGCACTTGTAAAAGTAGCATCGCTTGTTAGACCTGTACCACCATCTGAAATGCTAGAGAAATTAAAGCTATCTTGAATAGCATGAGAACTATTATGCTGAAGCCAAGCAGCAGCAATACTTGTAGCAGAACGACTAGCTGTTTCACCTGTGGCTTTGATGTTTGTGACCGTTATCGTACTCATGCTAGGTCTCCTAAAGCTGCGCTGTAGTTATTATCCGCATCCATATAGCTACCACCGTTTGCCATAGTTTCGTGTTGCCACTTACTGGCTGTCGGCCCATATATCCATTGAGCCGCTGGTGAGCCGCCACTAGTTGTTCTTCCTGCACAAGCTGTAATACAATATGTTGCTGAACTCATGTTACTTGCTAGATTTACTTGTGTTTCTCCAACAGCAGCGTCTGTAATACTTGAGACATTTAAACTTGCTTCAATAGTTGCTGTGCTTACATTATCAAAACTGACGTAAGCTTTAACAGCTTCTTGCTTAGTCAGCGTAACAGGGCCAGTGCCAGCCGCATCACTTATCGTTGTAACTCGTATCTCAGACAATGGACAAGTTCCCTCCTGTTGTGACAGTGAGAGTGACACCTGTTGCTACGGCTACTGGGCCAGATGCTAGTGCGTTCTCTGTTGCGTCAATGGTTACGTTAGTGTTCAGCGTTTGCTCATGCACCCTAAAGATGTCACCAGCAGCAGCCGCTGGGCCGTTAGTGCCACGCTCACCTTTGTATCTACCGCCACCTACAGCAGTGCTTAGGTCAACAGCAGTGAAGATAAGGACTTCTAGTAAATCGTTTAGTGTAGCACCTGTTGTTAGAACTACGTCTGAACCATTGGTAGCTGTAAAGTCTGTACCGTCTATTAGCTTAACACCGTTGAGATATACATCGACAAAACCAGCAGTGTAGCCTGACGTATTGAACGTAGTCTGAGAAGCTGTAGCTGTGTAATTGTGCCTAGCTTGGGTACTTTGGGGTACAGGTATATTGCCTAAATATCCAGCCATTACTCTGCCTCCAATGCCGTTAGCCTAGCTTCAATGCTAGTCAGTCTTTGTTCTGTTGCTGCACCAATAAATGCTAGTAACTCTGGGTAACGGATACCCATGCGTGTACGTTCTGTTGCGCCTTCTGGTGCTTCCTCTTGTGTGTCGTAGGTGTCGGTGCGTGTGTATGCGTCAGCAGCCTCTATACCTTTTTCTTCATCAGCCTCGACAGCAGCAACCTCTACATCTTTTTCCCACCAAGTTGTGCTAATGAAGAACGCATAGTTTCCTGCGTCTAGCCCTGCGTCTGACATTGCAGTTTGTACTTGTTGTGCAACAACACCAGTATGTGTTCTAGCATTGTCACCTTTATCTGCTACTTTGTCTTTCCATTTGAAAGTCTTGAATAGTTTGCTAATAGCTGTAGCTGCTGTAATCTCTGCGCTAGTTAGTGATGCAATGTTTTGCTTTTCGTTTTCATCAGATGTTTGGATTGTGCCGTTGGTGGCGTAGATGTCATCGAATCTTTGTGTAGAGGCACCAAAATCATGTAAATTGTCTGAATTAGTAAGGTCATGTTTAACTTGTAATAAACCAGTTGACCCAAACTCAAGGCCTATATGTCCAGATGTCTTATTAGCAATCATCATATTATCAGAGTATTTAACTGAAATAACTCCTATTGCAGTACCATCTTTGCGAAATACTGCTATATCACCATCACTATCTTCACGATTTACATAAAGGGGAGTTCCTGCCATACCACAAAATAGTTGACCATTTGCCATAGCACTCACACCAGCGCCACCATTAGAAATTGGACTAAATGGGTCAGTGTGACCTACTAACAGATTACCGCTGCTGTCGATACGCATACGTTCATTGCCATTAGTTACAAACGTAGCATTACCACTTGATAACTTGTTTTCCATTGCAACATTACCAGCCCCATCAATACCAAATGTTGCTGTAGATGAGTTTGTGCTTGATTTAAATGCAAGTGTTGAAAAGGCTTGTGTGCTTTCAATCATGGCGGCATCTGCTGACGCAGTATTGTAAACATGAAACTGTTTACTAGGCGAACTCGTACCAATCCCAACATTTTGCGCTGAATCAATCCTCATAGCCTCAGTTGGACTAGCACCATCAGAACCATCATTAGTTCTAAATATCAAATCGCCTTTTTCATCGTCAGCCGTACCGTCATGGCTACCCTGTATCTCAGCTAGTGTACTTTCTTCACCGCCAGACTGTTGACCTTTGAAGATAACCTTACCTTCACGCCCACCATCAGTGTCTTCGTGCGTTGTGTTAACTATGGTTACTTCTGGTGTAGTATCAGTAGCTGTTACGTCTTGAACGTTAGCAGCAGTCGTATTTAAACTAACAGAACGTGCGCCTATATATCCAGCCATTAGCTTATCTCCAAGACACTAACCGCCACATCACTGCTAGACGCAGTATCAGACGTAACGGTTAATACTTGTCCAGCCTTCATAACAATCTTTCCATCGAGTGGGCTTAACGCAGAATTTGCTGGTATCGGAACACCTTTAATCAAGTATATACTGTTAAGCTGCACATCGACTTTTACTTGACTAGCCGTTGTGTTTGATAAGTTAACACCAATCATAATCGAAGTGGTACTAGCTGGTGCAGAATATGTGGTGACAGGTGTTGTACCAACGTTTGCCACCAACGAATTTGTAAAGGTGTTTGGCATAACTTTCCCCTATGCTACATCATCAAGTAGAGCAGCTACAATGCAATTAACTGTACTTGTACTAGATATTGCGTGTACTTCAGCTACGGTGGTGTTTGGAATTTGAATAGACAAATCTTGCCCAGCACCTACATAAAGCGCATCACCAGCAGAAGATGAAGCTGTGCCACCATCTATTACAATATAAACAGCGTTAGATGCGTCAGTGTTCTTGACATATAAGAACTTAACTTTGTCTGCTGTGTGTATTGCAACAGGTGCAGTGTCATCATCCACCGCTGCATAATCTATAAAATTACCAGCCATCAAATCTGTGCTTGCGTTAGATACACTGGTTAGTTTGTAGTACCATTTGTCGTTAGCGCCTGCTGGGGCAACAGTGGTTGTGTTTGAAATTACTTTTGCAATCTCATCTGGTAACACTGTAACCTGTGAAACGATTATTGCGTCATCTGCCATTTTTGATTTCCTTATCCTAATGCAACTGAGTAGACGGTGGCTTGGGCAACCGCATCACCAGCGGCTGTTTGTGCGGCGGCTTCAACAACACTAGCTGCCGCAGCCGTCGCGCTAGCCGCACTTGCGGTAGCGGAATTGGAACTAGCAGTTGCCGAATTACTTGAATTTGTTGCTGCTGTTTCCGAATTTGATTGAGCTGTTTGGCTCAAAACTTTTGCAGCTTCCGATGCTGCCTGTGCAGTTTCGGCGGCTGTTTTTGCAGTTTCCGCTGCTGTTTGTGCAGTAGTTGCTGCTTCAGTATCTATAATCAAAGTCCACTTAGCAACATCCGTATTTGTTTTAATCGGCTGAGATCCAGATGATGTATGTGCTGTGATACAGATATAAAAGTTATTGTTGCTTGTATCTTTTACCAGGTCACGCACGTTATAAGTTCTGCCAGCAGCCCAGTTGCCTTGTAGCGTTCCTAGTTCTTGCGTAATGTCAATGTTACCTGATGCATCAAAAGCAAAGACTTTATTTGCCCTGGCTGTAGCATCCTCAGTAAAACTTGGATCTGTTATAGTAGTTGTCTTAGATCCCTTAATAGATCTGTTTAATTCTTCTTGATGCTGTTGCACCATAAACGTCAGTTTATCTAATTGATCTTCAAAACTTGCAGCAGGGAATGGATCGTTAGCAACAAGGTCTAAGCCTTGCGTTAAAGGCTGCTCACGAATAATTGTTAAGCTTTCACCACTAGCTGGCGCAGTACCCATAGTAACATTGCCACCACTAGCACTACCGACACCACTTACAGTGTAGTTTGTAGAAATGCTTTGTGTAGTCTCACCACCACTTGCATTACGTAAAATAACAGTAAGATCATCTTGATCAAAAATCTTAAAGCCATAAGCAAAAACTGTTGTTGAGCCATTGCCGTTATAGCTTACTTTGTTTGTTGCACTACTAACTGTCATCTTGTTAACATACCTTTTTCTTTAATTTTGTTGCTAGCTGCCTCTCTATCATCAAAAGCTTGCCGTAGTTTAGCATAGTATGGAATAGATTGATAGCTTGGATCTGTCATTAAAACTCGCCATGCTTTATCGTAAAATTTCTTTTCTAAATCTTTAATTAAGTAAAACCGTTTAGCATCCATGCTTAAATCACTTTCGCCGGTTTTTCTCATATCATCTGCATACAAACGGCCTTGGCGTGTGTTTGTTCTAGTTGTTAAATTTTCTAATGCTTCTTGAAAAGTAACCATACCACCTAAACCAGGAATGTCATCTCTTTGTATATTCTTAGCTTCATTAACTAAATCCATTTGCGCTCGAAAACTTAACTTCATCTTATTGTAACTTTTAGGATTAGATAGAGCCCAAGCATTATTGCTTCCATGTAATCGCATCAATTCAATTTCAACATTTGTTGGTTTTTCCGCTGGACGCATACGGATGCCAGTAAAATTATTCCATAGAGCCATATATGGATTTGTTGCAAAACTAACATCTTCTGAACCATAAGCCCTACCAAGTGTGTCACGCTTAACAGCATTGTAATCTTCTTCCTCTTGAAAAAAACTATCTTTTGCTCGCATAGATTTTATTTTGTCAAGCAACATAGACATTTCTTCTGCTATATGAGGTTGACCACCTCTCACAGCAATGCCAAGTTTTGCTCTGCCTACAAGCCTATAATCTGGATCTGTACCATTTGGATGCAAATATTTAAATGTACCGTCAGGGTTTGTTTGCGTAACATCTTCCATAGTATAATAATCAAAATCACCATATGGATTGCGTACTGTAGGATCTCCAACTCTAAAACCCATACGTTGCGCTGCTGCCCAAACATTTGGAAAACCACCAATAGTTGATCCTTCTATTGGCCCTCTAAACAAATGAGGTGCATCACGAAACATATCAGCAAAACTGTCATTATCTAATATTGTGCTTATGTCTGATAGACCTTGTAGCATTGGCAACTCAGCATAGTATTTTGCAATAGATCCAACAGCAGCCAATGCTCTTGCGCCTGTACCCTGTACATCGTTGCCGTATACTGCCTCATTAGCTGTTGTCATAAAAGCTAATACACCGCCAACAGGTTCCCACCCAGAATAAGATACATACATCAATGGGCCATTAGGTATGCCCATATCATTATACAATTTATCTACACCTTCGGGCCATCCTTCGCCTTTAAAAACAAAACTGTACGGTTGCCATCCTGGTGGTAATGCTTCTCTAGCAACTTTGTCCATAGGCATTGCACCTGTCATTCTACCTTCAGCAACTTTATTTTGTACATACGCAAAAGAAGCTCCAGCCATTGTAATTTTAGCCATAGCTTTTTGTTGTTGCGCTGGAGTTCCTGTAAACAAATCTTTATAAACTTGTGGGTTTATACCTGACATTTCCATTGATTTAATAGCAGCGCTTGTTGGAGTTTTTACAAACGGCATTAACCATTTACCTACTGGAATAGGGCCAAGACTTATTTTTTGGATAGCCGTGCCTGGAGCGCTTATATCTAAACCAAAAATTTCTGTATCATCTTGCAATGTATTATATTTAGCTGTTTGGTCTAATTCTTTTGCTACTGAGTCTGGATCAAGCAAAACCATACCTGCTTCGTCCATTGCTTCAGTAACATCTTTACCGTCATACAACGCTTTTCTGTACGCTCTATTTGATTGCACGTACAATTCACCACGTTGTGAAATTGTTTTAAAAAACTCATCGCCAAATAGTAACGCTCTAAATGGCAACCTAACGCCCTTAAATATAAAATTTATTGGCCCTGACAATGGTGTTTCATCTGCAAGTCTAAAACCTGTTGAGTAATCTTCTATTTCTGCTCTTGCTTTTATAGACGGTTTCTCTGATTTAAATGCTATAGACGCTACTTTTAAAGCATCACCAAAACTATCAAGCCAACCTTTAACACGTAACGCTGTATCTTCTATATACACTTGCTCTGGGTCTATTGGCAAACCTCTTGCCTGGCGAACACTTCTAATACCTGTACCGTAAATACCTGCAAGTGTTTCTGTTGGTAGTTGGTATGTCATCCACAAAGCGTTAGAAATTATGTTTTTAAAATTTGTAGCCGGTGACGTTAACAAACCTGCCATATAAGCTTCTGCTATTGCAGCGCGTGTTTTTGCAAAAACAACTTTATTAATAAATCTGTTAAGACCTTTAAAACCTTTTTCTTGCACAACACTAGCTGCTGCTTTTGCTACGTCATCAGTAATCCCTTCACCACCGCCAAGCTGCTCTAATGCTTCTCGCGCTCTACCGGCTAAAGCTAGAGCCCCATCTTCACCACCTACTTCTATTCCAAATGATTGTAATGCCCTAGCAGTTTCTGTTTGAAACCCTTTAAGATGCATATGAAAACCATGATAGATTGCTAACTGTCTACGAAATTCTAATTTTTCACCAGATGTAGAAACACCGGTATTTATTTTGTCTGCAAGGTTCATAATTTTTTCACCCTGCACAACAAAAATTTCACGCGCAGCAACAAGCTCTTCACCTAACAATAAACCGTCTTCAATACGTCTATTTAAAAATCTTTCAGTAAATCCAAGCTCGTCAGCTAAAAGCGCAGCCGCATTTTCTTTTGTAACATTGTTTGGTATTTTAAATCGTTTAGCTTGACTTATCTCTAACTTACTAACTTCAGAAACAGCAGTAATAAGTTTACCGACATCGTCTGATGTTTTCATATTTTCTAAATTAAAATCGCCACCTTCTGCAATTGATTTCGCTTCTACTTCAACATTAGGAAGAACCACTTCTTCTAAGGGAGAAACATCGGGTATTTCTCCTTCTATCGCTTTGTTAGCGTTATTAATTACTTGGTTATATTCTGGTTTGTCAGCTTGTTTGTTTATTTCATTAACAGGATCTAAATCTGCTGCCCTAACTTCATCAATAGCTTCTTTAGCAGCACGAACTGCTTCTGCTGTTTCCGTTGGTTTTGCAGTAAAACCACGTTTTTCAAATTCTTCGTATCCTTCTGGCGATAATGTCTCAGCAGCTTTTTCTTTTTTTAATTGCTCTGGATCAATAGTCTCATCAAGCAACGGTGTTTCTTGCGGCGTTTTAATTATACTTTCTACTGGCGGCGGTGGTTTATTAAATTCTGACATAATGCTTTTCATTAAGTCTCTACCAAACCCTGCAATTTCTACATCACCCTCGCGCTCCGGTCCTTTAGCAAATTCAGTCGGGGCTCCAACAGCAGTAATGCGTTCTTGCTGCTCTTGTTGTTCTGCTATTTGTGTTGGATCAATTGCCATACTAAATCACTTTAATTGAAATTGCTCTGGAAGACTTGCTTCTTCTTCTGCGCCAAGCTTGGGTTTATCTCCAAGAAATGCTAGCTCTATGTATTGTTCTCGTGTAATAGGCAAATTAAATCTTTTCATAAGAGTTAACACACCGTCATTATTCCCAAGTTGGGGGGTTAATTCCACCGGCTCTTTCATCCACTAAACTCCTTGTTTGATTTAAATCAATTTCACCGTTTTTATATCTTTGCCATATAGCGTCAATATCTAACACATTTTTTGCACTTTGTTTAAACTTATCAGTAAATAAACCTCGAACCGCTTCCCATGTAATTGATTGCATTTGTCTAGGTAGTATACCACGTTCAGCAGCAGCGCGTCTATACGCCTCTGCATATAAACCATAATTGCCTGATATGCCTGATACAGAAGAACCTTTTGTAGTGCCTCTGCCTTTAACACTCATATTTTTAAAATTGTGATCTACCTCTAAAGAGTTACCTGATAATGGGCGCAACAATGCACCAGCAACAGCGTGAGTATCTATGGTTACATCACCAAATAAAGCATTAGGGCTGTATATATTATTATAGAAATTTCTAACTTTATGACGCTCACCCATTAATTTAGAAATAGTTTTAACATCTCCGTTTGCATCAATAGACGCAACGGCTTTGCCAATTTCATTTAATGAACCCCAAGCCGCTTTACTTGGCGATCCATCTGCATTTGTAGCAACATCTAGAAAATCACCTTCTGGGCCCACAATACGATAATCTGGTTTATTATAAGTTTGATCGTATAACCTTACAAACAAACCTCTTAATGTTGCTTGCACTGCTGGATCGTCATCTACTATTTCTGAATATGATTTACCTTTTATAAGATCTAATAATGGTTCGTACTTGGGTTTATTTAATGACGGCAAAGATCTAAACTTCTGTTCCATTTCATTAGCAAATTTAAAATCTTTTTGTTTTATAGCTACGTCAAGAACACGTTGCGCTAAACTTACATTTTGATACCAATCTTTTTGCGGAGATAAAGCAGCTAACGCACCGGCAATAGATGTATCTGAAATTCCGTATTCTTGTGACCAAGAGTCTGTTATAGCTCTTGCACCATCATACCATTTTTGGCTACGAGCTCTTGTTGTCTCAGGTACTTTATCATGTAAATAAAGTAAATTATCTTTAGCGTGTTCTATAAAACGTTCTGCTGTTTCATCAACAGTTTCATTAGGCACAGTTAACATATTAGGATAATCTTTAGTTATGTTAACATTAAACTCATAAAGTGCTGGGTCTGTTTTCATTTCATCTAACCCAACAATCAAATCTCCAGTCATTGCATCTTCAGTCGATGCTTTAGCTGTTGGCAACCTTGTTGATATTCTGCCTGGAAAACTACCGTCTGCACTTGTTTTATTAGTTGCAAACATATTACCACCAAGACTACCTACTGGTGGCATTTCTCCAGGTTGATTTAATCTGTCTTTTACAACACCAAATTTTCCACGGAGATACTCAACTAAGCTTTTATCGCCTTTTATTTTTTTAAGACCAAAACCTAATCCTTTTATAACACCATCTAAAGCGCCGCCAACTAAAATACCTTCAAAAGTATTAGTAACTCTAGCGCCTAATCGTTCTAGAGCAGATGCTTCTTCGTCAACCTCACTGTCTAAAAACTCAAATATTGCATTATCAAACCCATATTCTCTAGCTAGTGTTGAAATATTGCCTTCTTCTGGATCTAACAACGCATCTGCAAAACCACCTCTTAACATCATGCTTAGAAAATTTACGCCCTTGACCGGAGCGATTGACATACCAGTAGCAAACATCATAAGACCTCTTGCTAAAGATTCTATAGGCCCATCACCTTCCGGAACTTTAAGACCAATATTTGTTAACCCATTTTCAAAAGCTTTGTCTGCTCGCAAATGCCCTTCTTTTTTTTCACGAGAATACTCTAAACCGTCTGGCCCCATGTAGAAATAACCAAGATTTCCAATAGCCTCACCTATATCATCAGCAGTTCCAGCAATACCTGTCACTGTATCTTGGATACCACCAGCAACAACTCTTCCTGTAGATGCAGCTAAGTCAGCAGCTTTTTGACCAAATGTTATTTCTGGTGGGTCATAAACTTCACCGCCTTGTCTTTCAACAAACATTTTTTCATATTCGCTTAGGGGCTCTGTACGTCCACCACTTGTACTTTCTATATCTAAGAAACCAGCAGATGCTATTTGTTCATCGTCAAAACCAGCAGCATAAAAATCATCTGCTGTAGGTGTAATACCTTGCTCACGCAACGCAGCGTTGTACCGCATAATCTTTGCTTCCGGTGTTATTTCACGTTCTGCAATTTTAACGTGACCACCATTTGGCATCTTTGTAAAAACTTCTTCTACGTTTTTAGATGCATTAAATGATGTACCGTCAACCATTGATGGCGTGTCTGGAAAATTTGCGCCTTTAAATCTTGCAGCTTCTTCGTACTTATCAAGCTCTTCATCAATGCTATAGTATTCTGGGTTCATCTTGCTAGACCCTCATATCTTTTCTTTAAATCTAACATTTGCAAACGTAACGTCTTAGACGCATTTTTTTTATTTTCAGCAACATTATCTTGCCTATTCATGTCATCAATTAATTTTATTATTTGTGCTGGACGTTCTGATTGTGGAAAAGTTTCGGCTTGCGTTATAATATCTGACAATAGATTTTGGAACGTATCATCTGTAATTGTTTTTTCGTATTCGTCATCAATTATATCTCTAACACCTGGAGCTTCAGAAATTAATTTATTACCTAGGTCAATAACTTCTTGTTGTGTCATAGGTTCACCAGCAGCCCTACGTCTATCAACCTCAGTATCAAGTTGCCTATACAAATTACTTATTTCATTTGTTATTTTTTCAGCAGCATCATTATCCATATTTTTTATTAAATTTGCATCGTACTTCATTGCATTTTTTATATTATTTTTAGCTCTAGAAACACCACGATCTTGGTTATTTCTCACTGCTTGGTACAAGCGCTGTTGGTCAGGAGATGTTAAAACAGCGCTAGCATTATCAACATCATTAAATGTTAAAGTTCCTAGTATTTCTTTTTTTGTTAACATTTCCATTGTTAATGGTTGAGATATTGTAGGCCTTAAATCTGCACCATTTATTCTTGCTAAATAAAATTTATTCTTTTGTTCTGTTACATCGAGATTTCCAAAAGCCCATTGTCTTAATTTAGTAAGTATCTCAGCACCGCTTACTCTGCCTGTATCTGTTGTATTAAATTCAAAATCTGCTCCAAGAATTGCTTCAGTTCCTGTTTGCGCGTCTTCTAAAGAAAATATTTTTAAAGGATCGATTGTAAGCATTAATTCATCAAGATCTGCACTTTGTGATTTTAACAATTCTTCATTTGCTTTTTCGTTTTTTTCTTGCGCGTCATCACGTACTTTTTGAAAAGCAGCAGCTTCAGTTAATGCATCTTTAATTATATTATTTGCTTCATCTCTTGGTATGTTTTGCAATGTGTGTAACGCATAAGATCCACCATCTAAAACAGGCCTGTCTTCAACATCAACTTCAATTCCAGCATTTAATAAATCTTGAACCTCTAAAGCTTCTAGTAAACCTAAAGCATAGCTTGGAGTTGTCGATACGTAAGCACCTACAACATTTTTAGCTATATCAATTTTCATTTTTGATGTAGCTATTGTTGCACCAGTTTCGCTATATCTTTGTTGTTTAACACCTGTAGATATATCACTTTGAATGCCGCTAACTAATTGATTATATGAATCAATCATTGCGCCTGTTTGATATATATTTTGAGAAAGCTCTGTTACTATATTTTCTTGTCTACGTGCAAGACTAGCTTGCGCCGCTACTTCTATCTTAGTGTCAATAACATCTTTAAGTTGAAACCTGCTAGTAAGTTCCATTTGATCAAAACGATCCATAAACTTTTGGCGTGTAAATCTGTTAGTTCCAATTTTATCTAACACTTGTGTACGCAAATCTTCTGTTTGCGATTTCCACATATTGTCACCACCAAAAACATTACTTAGTTTTTTTTCACGTTCAAGATCATAAGCTGCCTGGCGTATGCCTTCTTCTGCCTCTAGCAACCCTTCATTTAACAATAACTCTTGTTCAGCGTTGTAACGCATCTTAGCGTATGCACCGACTGATTGAATAAGCGCAGAAGCTGGTGCGCTTTTAGCTAGCTCTGCTTGAGCAACAGCACTTGGAGATATTCTTGCACTAATAGATCTACCAGGGGCATCTGATGTTGGAGATAGTTGCGATGTGTATTTTGGTATTCGTAATGCCATTGTTAATCCCCACCTATAAGACCAGCTTCATAACCAAACTTAGCTGCATCACCTAAACCGCTGATCAACGATGCTGTGCCTTGAGCGCGAGCAGATGCAGCAGCCATACCACCTTCCATACGCGACAACTCTGCGTTTAACTCTGCTTCTTCTTGAGCATCTGTAATCTGCATGTTTGTTATTTTATTATTAAACTCACGAATTTTTGTTTCGTAATCAAACTCACGAGCATTTTGCCTTAGAACTGACATAGGTGTACCTTGACTCATATCAAATCCAGCATAACCAAAACCTGCTTTTGCTGAACCTTGAACATCTCTTTCAAATGCTATTGCTGTTCTTTCTTGCTCAACAAGATAATTTGAATTTACAATTCCTCTTTGTCGTTCAAGTAAATCAATGTCACGTTCAATAATTTTTGCGTTAAATTCACCAGCACGTAGTGCAGCAGCGGCCGCTCTATCACCTGCTTTTTTACTTTGAAGACCGCCAACAACTTGCATTCCAGTTGATATAAGCGCTAAAGGATTACACATTACTTAAACTCACTTATCAAATGTATTCATGCGTGGGTAGAACGCAAGAACGGTCATTGGTAAAGGCTGACTTTGTTTTATAAATACACGATCATCGTCATCAAATCCACCTGGAAACTCTATATCCTTGTCACCAGTAAACATAGGAACAGCAGTATCCATAGCCATAGAGCTATCCCTAAAAAATATTCTGTCTACTTCACCACTGTCATTTCCAACTTCTGCGCCAACAGTTTCAAAGAATCTTACTGTTATGCCGTGAACACGCTTAGGTTTGCCCTGGCTAATACCATCTACAGATCCTGACTCAATACGTAATGTTTGCATATTGCTATCAAATCCGTATCCAACAGCGGCTGATGTTGATGCGTAGTCTAAAACAACAGTACCAGCACTAACGGTTTTGTTTGGATGTGATGCACCGTTTCCTAATACTTGTAATGTTTCACCTTCTAAGTGATACAAACCAGAAAGACTATTTACTGAACCGCCACTATAAGACAATCCACTATCTACAAAAAATGCACCTGTTGTACTGTCGCCAAAATCAAATAACTTTAGTTTTTCTACATATCGTTTCGTAACACTATTAATTGTTCTTTTAACAATCATATATAATTCATCTTCACCAGTGTCTGTAGGTAGAGTAGCAATACTTTCTACAACTGCCTGACCACTACTAAAAGCACCACCGATAATGTGTTTATGCCAGGCAACAACCTCTTCTTCACGGCGATACGTTAAACCTAAAAGCGTACCGTCAGCCCTAATACACCACACAACGCTGTCAGGCTCTTGCTGAAAAGCCATTTGCACTAGGCCACCCTCAGTAACATGCTCCGCTAAGATCGTCATGTCAGGCGCTGAATAGCCGCCAGTGTTAACGTCACCAACAAATTTAAACTCACGTATTTTTCTTTTGCCGCGCTGGGCAAACAAAGTAACGTCAGCAACCTGTACCGGTTCTATCTCTGCTGTACCGTAATTAGAGTATTTACGAATAAGTGTTGTTGTAGGTGTAACCGGTCCATCATTCGTTGATGTTAAAACATATTCACCACCAGAAGTGCCAACAGTTAAAACTCTAGTAGCTGATAAGAAACGTATTGCGTTTACCTGGTTTGAAGCAATGGTATAAATAAGAGCATCATTGTCTCCAGTACCTGTAGCAAAGTTGTCGTAGTCTCCGTTTTTACTAAACCACAATGTTTGCGGATTATTGTTTGTATTACCAAAAACTAAACGCTGTTCAAAAAAAGAAACAACGCTAGGATAATTATTTGTACTTGTAAGTGTTGGAGTGCTATTTTCATTTATGCTTAGAGATGCAAACGTCCAAGCATTATGATCTGTTCGCGTTAGCGTTTTAACTGGATGGCTTGGATGAACTATAAACATAGTATCAGCCGATTGTGCAAAACGAACATCAAACAACTGCGCTTCTGTGTATGGCGTTGCAACCTCAAATATCTCTGTCGCAGTTCCACCAGATGTAAATGTTGTAAAACTTGTTGTGTTAATTGCGCTGCCGAATAAATCTACAAGAGTAAAGGTATTTGTTGTTGAGTTCGCTACCCGATAGTTACGTCCATTTAACTCTGTCATACCACCAACGCTATCAACAAAGATCTCATCGCCATTGCTAAATCCGTGGCTATTGCTTGTTAAAACGCCTGGATTAGCTTTAGTAATAGCGGTAATTGTTTTTGCAGAGCTAGTAAGAACTTGCAGATCGTTGCGAAACACACGCATAATCTGTTCACCAAACTCTAAAATGTAAGTATCAGCCGTTTTAAATTGGAACGGTATTAACCTTGTTTTAACAGAACTGCTTTTTATCTCTCCAAGGTATTCTGTGCCTGGTCTACGTGTTACACCGCCATGAGGCATAACAACCATGTTTGTAAGGTCTGATAATCCCTCACGATACTTTTCTATATTGGTACGGCCCTCTAACTTTGGGCTGATCTCACCTGCTGTAAAAGAACTAAACGCTGGTGCAGAACGTGCCATTAGAACCTGCTTTCAATAAAGTCACTTGCCTCTAGGCGTTGCGTTGCACCTTCTGTTGCATCGTTAAATCTTGCTTCAGTAATTTTACCTTCATACAATGATGTTTGTATCTGAACCATACTAGTAGAACCTGTAATAGCGTAGCATATCTCAGCAGATAACCTAGCAGCTAACGCCTCAATTAGACTAGCATCGTAAAGCTGTGTATCTGTTACACGCCCAATATATTTAATTTGTGCGCTACCTTCATCAGTAAGAAGCTTGCGGCCCTCTATTACAAAAACTGGGCCACCAGAATTATTTGTTATGTTGTCTTGCGGATATGAAAGAGAACCGTTGCTAAATTCTAAAACACGCAAACAAAAAGGATCTGTTGGTAGTGAATATTGAAATGCATAACCATATGCTGGAGAAGTTGTTTCTTGAGCTAAACTTGCTCTATTTGTTAGACAGTTCCAAGGGTGAGCCCTAAAAACAGTATCTCTAACCGATTCGTATCTTTGATTAACAACACGCGCCGCCTTACTATTTTCATCTAATGAAGTGATGTTAGAAGCGCCTAGATTGTTAAGCGCAAAGTTTGCAATATCAACTGTACTTGCCATTTCTACCTATCCTGTAAAAGAAGGGGCGGCGAACCGCCCCAACCTAATTAGTCAACTACATACTTGATAGTTACTTCGATACTTCCTGTACCAGCAGCACCACCCATAGTTGCGGTAACAGCAACTCCATCTTCGTTAGTGTCTGTTTCTGTGCCTGAGCCTAGAGCTAGAGTAGCGAGGATGTCTACCTTCTGAGCAGATGTTGAAGCAGCAGCAGCTTTATAAGCAGCAGCGGCAGCAACAACAGCAGTGCCAGCCGCATTAGTATGCGCGGCATAACCTACTGACAAAGTTGTTGATGAACCCATAGCATCATGTGCTAGTGACCCTTCAAGCAATCTTGCGCCGTCTGGTAGAATAAACATCTCAATAACATCACCAGATGCTAAAGAAGATGCTTCGTATGTACCATGAGCCACACGGACTCTACCGCCAAGCTCATTTGCCTTGTTCATCACGGCTGGAGTAGCGCGTGTGTTAGTGCGTTGTGTTGAATAAACAGTAGCCATTAGTCAATCTCCTTATTCGTTACAAGCTATTTCTACCACTTTAGATTCTTCCATACGGGTAGAACCAATAGTTTGGCAGTAATAGACTTGAGTTGAGTATGACTTGTCAGCACGTTCATCAATACGTGCGGCTGGCTCTTTGCCAACAGCAAGCTTCAGACCGTCTTGAGCAAACGCGATAACCTGGCGGCTTGTGCCGTCATCGGTCAAACGATTACTTACGATGAAGTTAAATCCAACAAATGAATTAATTTCACCTTGAGCCAAAGCTTTAACAGTATTGAAGTCGGCTGAAGTCACGGTTGTATTGTTTAACAAATCAGAAATCTGCTTTGGTGAAACAATAATGTGCCGTGGAATAGATGGATCAACACTTGCTGAATCTAGTAGCTCTTTAGCAGATACTAACTTAGCAATAGTCAAACCAGCAGAACCATGAGCAATCTTTTGCCCAGCAGGTAGTGCTGTTGTTGTTGAACCGTCTTTGCCTGTTTGCGATGAACCTAAAGCAGCGCTGATGACAACATCATCCATTGCTCGACCCATAGCAGCAGCGGCTGCACGGCTATATGTTGATGTTGGATCTACGAGCAAACGCACTTTGTCGCTATCATCGATAAGATCAGCATACTCATAGTCTGACATTGTTACCATTCTTCTGGTATGTGGTGTCTCGACTAAAGGCGTATCCTGATGTCTGCTTGTGCGTAGAACAGCAGCAGCTTGTCCTACTTGATCAAAAAAAGCTTTCTCACCATTAACGCTTTCTGTATCCACTGCATTTCGCAGCAAGGAACCCATCTGCTGTGATAGCATTTGGACATTAGCGCTAAACTGGTTAACAAAAGCTGTAGTAATTTGGGTAGACATATCGTCTCTCCTACTTCTGTTTCAATTTAAGGTTACTGCGCTTGGTTATCTCTTGCGAGGCCTTGCTGCTACTTAGGGTAGCTACTCCGCTTGACTACAAGCTTACTAGTGGGCCTTTCGGTTATCCACTATAAGAAATCACGAAGTCGTAACGCTGTTTGCACGTACTCATCGTGTTGTGGGTGCATTCTATCACCATATGGGCCATCAAGTCTAGTGATGTCAGCAAGTTGTCTGTTTGCTTCCTCTGGCGTCATAATCATTTCGGTAGGTGTACCCTCAATATTATCCTCTCCAATTTGCGTAGCAAGATTAGAAAACATCCGTATTATATCTGGATGATCGCCCAACATTCGCCCATCTGCAAGTTTTATTTCATCAAAAATTTCTGTGCCGCCTAATAACTGATTTGCGGCTAGCTGTGCAACTTCTAATCTTTGCTCAAACGCTTGACCATACTCTTGTCGCAATTCTTGTTCAGCAGAATACTGAGCTTCTTCTGCACCTTGAGAAAAATTGTCATTCATATTTGTTACAGCAGATTTAACAAAATCCATCATTACATTTGCTTGTTGACCATTAAGACCAGCATTTAAAGCATGCTCTCTAAACGAGTTAACGTATGAATCTTCTAACGGAATATCTTTACCAAGCTCATATTGATTAGCTTCTGTCGGAGCCCCAAGCCTTGTATATACTTCGCGCCAATCGTCAGCAGTTGCCGAACTACTTGGTATAGAAACTTTGTCTGCGCCTATCATACGTTGAGCGCTTACATAACTTTTAGCCAATGTGCCTGGATCTGTAAAAGTTCTTAAGCTTGGCTCGTTGCGGATTTCTTCTGGTAAACTTTCTAAAAAACTAACCGGTGCTGCATCTGCTACTGCACCTTCTTGAGATCCTGTATCTTGGATTGCCTCTTCGCTCATTGCGGTTCCTTCCCTTCAGCCAGCATTCGGACAATTAACAACACTGTTGCTCGCTGGCCCTCGTTAAATGCACTTTCATGTGGGTTGCCCGAAAATGTCGTTGTCTCATAACCAAACCTTGATTTGAGATCTTTTAATACTTTTTCACCGTCATCTGTATTAAACGTGCGGCGATAAGATAATTTTAGTTCTTCTAATTGCTTCACTGCTCTAAACCACCTACTGCCTTAACTAAAGGCGCAACTTGATTAGCTTGCTCTGCTTGCATCATTTGTTGCTGCATAGCAGCTTGTTGTTCAGCAGCTTGCGCTTGTTGCCTACGCATTTTAGCTACTTCTTCATCACTTCTAATAACACGCGCAGGTAAACCTGTTACTTCAACCAAATACTGCACAAGCTTATCACTGTCTAAATAATCCATAACAGGTGCTATTTCTGCTACCTGCATCATAACTTCAAAGCCTCTAAGCATAGACTGAAGGTCTGTAAGTTTCTGCGCTTTTGCCAATGGCGATACATATTCAATATCTATGTCTTGACCTTGTAGTTGCTCCGGAGCAGCAGGGAGGAGGCCATTCCGGAGCAGCAACGCAAAAGACCGAGAGATTAGAGGCTGCAACAGTTCCGATTGCAACCTGCCTAAGACAGGTCCGAGAAGCCTCATTTTTTCTTCATTACGCTGCAACACCTCAGTCGCTGTCATGGCTGGGCCTTGTGACATAAGCAACTGATCAACATAAAATGCCTGACGTATCGCATTACGCCTTTGCTCTTCCATGTTTAAACCTAGCGGATTGTTAGCGCCGATCTGCAACGGCTCTAGTCTGTCTCTTGTGCCTGTACGAAAAAAGTTAAGTGCGCCTGGTGTTGTTCTAACCGGTAATACAAAACCATCATCCGGAACCATTAGCGGTGGGTCAATCTGTTTTTGAGCAGCACGTATTGTTGTCTCAGACATTTTGTTAACCATCTTA